AAAAGCTTTGCAGATCTGGTATGTCTGTAGGTTTTCTAATCAGAGAAGCTATACATGAATTTCTTAAAAAAACTAAAAAAAAATAATCTTATTGTGCTAAATCTTCAAATTGTTTTTTTACATAAATATCTATTGCTTTTTCTGCTTCACAAATAGTATCAAATGTCTCATGTGTTAATTCTTTTTCAAAAGACAATTCAAATGCACCAACTCCATTAGTGCAAGGAACTATTTCCCATTTTTCAATTAAATTTTCAAGAAGTTCAGTATTTTGTAAGTTACTCATAATCTTCATAATCCTCATCTATTTCTGGCTCTTCTATCTCAGGATATATACCGGCATTTTTTAGATCATTGATCGCATTTTCTTCATGCATATGATCTATAGCTGGTTGATGATCTCTTAAAAATGAATCCATTTAATCATTCTCCAAATGACCAGATGCCCATATAAAACATCTTTGTTGGTAAGTTAAATTTTTCATTATTGGTATCTATCCTCCCATTTACATTTACAACTTTTTTCTTCATAATCTTCTTCATCTATTTCTTCAGTACCAGAATATTCCCAATCTCCTTCATCATCGATAGTAAACATACCACCATCAAATTTTCTGAAATTTGAATGAATATCATCTTCATTTATATCATCAGGTGTTTTGATGTATAAATCGTGCATAGTCATTGACGATACAGTTAATTTAAAATACTTAGACATTAATTTTCCTCTTTAGTTTTGAATAGATAGAATCAAAACTTTTTCTATCAGAATTTGAAAAGCAATCATCATTTATATAATCAATCATGTATGTAAATACATCATCTAATAATTGAGATTCTTTTTTTGTAAGATCTAAAATCATTTTCGGTAACGAATTTTCGTATTTGGAAAGTACTGGTCTTACATAAATCCTAACTAATTCACCAAAAAGAAAGATTTAATGCCAGTTAATTATTGGATCTTATCCAAGAAGTGAGTTAATAATATTTTCTCAGCTTTTGCTGATTCATTTGGATCTTTATCATCTACATATTTCTTTTTATTTCTTAAATAAATTAATTGTTTTAGATCTCTTCTATCTTCAAGTTGATCTTTATGTTTCTTTTCATTTTCTTTTTCCCATTCTTTAATATCTTGTTCAAGAATTACTGATTTATACCATCTATAAAAAGTATCGTTATTAACGTTTAAAAATTCTTTTTTAACTTCTGCTATGACTTCTGATCTATCTAAACCTTTTCTTATCCATTCTTTCATTCTTTCCTTACAAGATTCGTTATCTTCGTGAATATTTGCCATTAATGATTCTCCTCTAATAACTTCTTTTCTTCTTCAGTTAGGCAATCATAATGAACCCTATATGCACCATCAGAAAATTCTCTTACTTCTACAGAGTCATAAACGTCATAAGGTGTACAATCTTCATCACAGTAAATCTTTTCATCACAGCGATCACATTCCCACCAATTACATTCTGGACATAAGTAACCAATTCTTTCTCCAAGATAATTACCATCTTCATCTTCAACCCATCTATCAGCAGGTATTCTATTAACAAATCTACCAGTTCCAAAAGATGTATCTTGTAAGCAATCAACACAATAATTACCTATATCTCCTACTACGTTAGGGTCAAGTTTTTTACATTTATAAGTCATTAATCAATCCTTCTACTTGTAATTTGTATTTCTCTGACTAGATACCTTACCGATTCTTCATAATTAATCTCATTACCTTTCTGCGGTAAAAAGAAAGTAGCATCCCTTTCTGCTAATTCACATAAGACTGATAAGACATTAAGTAATATGTTTACTTTGTGTTTGATATCCATAATTCTTAACTGATATTCTCGCTAAATCTGCAACCTACCTTCTCAAACTTTTTCATCATCCTGTCAAACTTCTCACCATCTTCTAAACAATCTTCGGCATCTGTCATGCATTCTTGTAGAAATTTATTTCCAAGAAATTTACTTACGACATTCAATTGCTTTGTTATGTCTTTATCCATCCTGGCAAAAGCTTTTTCATCGCCAGATTGTTGAAGTTGAACTGATTTCATTAATGCAACAGTCATAGATGTTTTGACTTGCGATAGTTTCATGTTTTTGATGTTGGTTTGTAATATATATGATAGCATATAATAGTTTACTAGTTTATTCATGTCAAGAATCAAGCACTTCATTCACATTCATTCAGACTTAACTCATTCAGACATTCAAGATTTAATTCATTCATCACATTCAAAGCATTCAACTAATAAAAATAATTTTGATTTTTTATTTAATTTCTTATTTTTTTATTATTTAAAAATTAAATAATCAAGCAGTTAATAAAACATTATTCTTGGTATTACCATGAGCATTTATTACAACATTGCCTGTATTACCATCACATAGAGAACATATATTACATGATGTTTTTTGACCTGATTCTACGCTAGCAGGGCAATGTATAAAGCCCTTAGGATCATTTATACTTTCATGCTTAACTAAGAAACAATTAAACCCTAAAGAACTTGCCTGTAAATATTCTTGAAAACTGTCAACACTAGCTTGAAATAAACCTTTATATGGTAATGCGAAATTATTACGCCACATATGTGTGTATCCTGTATGGTTTTTAGCTACCTTTATAATATTTTTTACAATATCAATCGGTATT